TCCACCAAGTCCTTTGAGACCTTTCAGTCCTTTCAGTCCTCCTAGCAGACCACCACCGCCTCCCAGTAATCCACCGAGCATACCCATGATGCCACCACCGCCAGCTTTGCCACCTGCTGCGTCTGGTCTGAGGGCGCTGCTAAGGTCAGCACCCTTCTCCATCCTTGCTTCTTTCGTATCAGCAAGTTGCTTAGTGAACATTGCTTCACTAGCTTGGATTTCTGCGTTTGCTAATTGTGTATCGTTATCAGTCTGTTCCTTGACCGCATTTTCCATGCGAACAATTGCTGCCGTATTTTTAGATAGAGCAGCAACAATTTGTGATCCACTATCTCCACCAGCATCGCCTCGTGCTGCTGCTTTGGCATCACGGATGGTCTGACCAAGAGTTTTTCTTTTATTACCACTATCAGGATCAAGTCGAACTCCACTATTCTCAAACAAAGTCTGATCAACTTGCCCAGATTTGTTGAGAAAATTAGCAGCATTCAATCCTGTTGATACGGACGAACCCATATCAACAAAAGATCCACCTTTTTTACCACCAGCAGATCCAGCACCTGGGGCGGCACCAGCGCCTGTTGCTCCAGCAGGAGGAAGTGCAGGACCACCACGTCGCACCATATTAGATAAAGCGCCACCCATGGCATTCTTTATCGCAGATGCTCCACGGTTTGCTAGAGCACCACCTTTGCTGACTTCTTCTTGTACTTTTACTTCCTGAACATCTGGTTCTTTGTAGATGTCAGTATTTTGTCCTTTTTTTACAATGGCAAGAGCACCACCAGTTTCTGGTGGTGTTCCATTCTTCTTACCACGATCACCAAACGCCTTCAATAAGTCACCGATTGTCTTGAAAAGACTTAGGTCCTTATTATTTGCTGCTTCTGGTGTAAGGTATCCGTGTGCCATTATCGTTGTTTAGCGATTGCCTCTTGTTCTTTTTTGACTTGATCTAAGTATTGGATCAACAAAGTTGTGTAAACTTGTCGCTCCCAAGGCATCATATTTTCAATCTCTGTCAAGCTATATTTATGGTGCTGCATTAAAGCAAAGTTGGTCTTAAAGTACCCCTCCAAACTATTGTGGAAGAGTGCTATCCGAAAAAACTTGCTAATCCCTCAATCGTGAATTCTGATTTTTCACCAGTATTTGGATTTGTGACGGAAAACGTGTGTGAAAGCGTAGGAGCAGTTTCAAAGAATTTCTGCAATTCTTCAAATTGAGAATTAGTCAAATTTTCTACAAATTCAACAAATTCCTTCTTTGAAGTAGTAGAACTGTCATATACATCTTCACCATCATAAATTTGATCAATGCAATTTGCAACAACACTCAATACATCAGTTGCATCTGGTTGAATACCAGCAATCGAAGATTTGACAAAATCCTTCAAAGAAGGATATTTCATAACGATACCCATTTTGTCCGAAAGTTCGATTTTGTTGCTATGACCTTCTGGGAAATTTACCTGTACATCACCTAGATTAATATTATACTTAACTTGCGTTTGACCGTCATCTTTGCAAGTTACGTTCATTTCAACGATTTCGCCAACAGAGACGGCACGAATTTGGAGGAAAATATACTCCAAATCAAAAATTGGCAATTCGTCGATTTTTATGCGACTTTGAATACAACCTTTTAATAGTTGTCTGACAGCATCTTCAATATTCTTCTCATCCTGAGATTCTAGTGCTATCAACAGTAATTTTTCTTCTTTTACGACAAATGGGCGAAATTTGACTTTTTTGCCATTTGAAGGAATTGTTAACTCATACGTTGGTAGAGCAACCTGTGGTAATGCCATTATGTTTAGACCAGATCATATGTATATTTAGCGCGACTTTCAGAACCAAAAATTAGCGGAAAAAATTTTCCCACTTTCATGGAATTGAAAAGTCAATTTTGAAATCAAGCAAATGGTGATGTTGAAGTTACATTTATAGGTAGATCATTCGCTCCAAGTGTGAGGTCGGGTTTTTTATCTGTAACTACTGGTCTCTGTGCTCCTGTCACAAATTTAGGTGGTTGTGATTTAATTCTACCTACAGCATATGCTTCATTAAGTCCCTCTTCCGCATCACCCTTAATAGACTTGATATCTCTATTAACGGTATAGTATCTCTCGTATTTGAACTGTACATTTACTCTAGCAAACTGAGTAGATCCATACTGCAGTGGAACAGCATCAATAGCGTATGGATATGCTCTCTCTAGAACATATGTAATTGGTTTTCTTTGTGTTGGATCTAATGGACCCTGTTCTGTCTTTGTGATAAACAAATCACATGCATAATCATTCTTATACGTTAATCTATTAACTCTATTCGATGGTCTAGGACCAGCAGACATAAACTGAGTTGGTGGTTCAAATGCTTTATTTCCTGTACCTAGGTCACCAAAGATATATGCATGATACATGTTAAAGAACTTCAATGCTGTCATATTTGCGTCCAACATGAATGACAGATTTAGTTCTGTAAAAATTCTGGTATGTACATAGTCTACGCTACCAATGCCCAGATATAAACCATTCTGCTGACCTGTACCAGCGTTTACATTAGGTAGTTGTGCTTCATCACAGAATAAATGGAAGTATTCTGTGATTTCTTCTTCATTACCAAATAGTTTTCTGCTTATAACGTAGTCACGAAAAGTAGAGGGCAATTTGAACTGCACCTCAAAGTTATTACTAGTTGACAATCCACCATGTTTACTGATGGTTGATAAGAAGTTGTCTATAGACACGCTAAATAGCTATGTTGGAACAACTATATTTATGGCGTACTCAGGGTATTTCAAACCTACTAACCCTCAGAAGTACCGTGGCAACCCGACAAACATAGTTTATAGGTCGCTATGGGAACGAAAGTTCATGGTGTTCTGTGACAATAACCCTAGTATATTACAGTGGGGTAGTGAAGAGATTATTATACCATACAGAGCACCTGACGATACTTTCCAGACTTTTATATCAAAGTTCGTGAAAAGTCAGGAAAAGTTACTAAGTATATCATTGAAGTAAAACCCAAGAAACAAACACAACCACCGAATGACAAAAATAAACGAACTGCCTCCTATCGTAATGCCGCACTGACATACGCAAAGAACCAAACTAAATGGTCTGCTGCTCGTGAGTATTGTGAAGATAGGCAGATGAACTTCTTAATACTAACCGAGGATCATTTAGGAGTATGAAACGATGGCAACAGGATTCGCGTCCGTCCAACGCAACACCGTAAATCAGGACCCAGGATATAAAACACTCTTTGAAAGAGTATCCGCAGCAACAGGAGGAGAGAAGAAGTCTCTCTCATGGTACAGAGCTGCTGTTAAATCAGAAGCAAGTAGATACAAAAAGAACTTTAACAAGTATATCCTAGACGAGAAAAAGGATAGAGTTGGTGCTGCAAAAGAACAAGACAGTAATGAACTGCGTAGATATGCTGTAGCAGGTCACCTGTACATGTTTGAATACAAAGCAAAGATGAGATGGTTACCCTACTACGATAGGTTTCCACTCGTCTATGTTATCAAAGCAGCAGGTAGAAATGAATTCTGGGGTGCTAACTTGCACTACCTATCACCAAAGAAAAGGATCATTGCTACCAAGAAATTGATGCAAGGTAGAATTGACTTACCTAAGAAGTGCTTTCATAAATATCTAAGCGCACATGTAGAAGGTTTATACCTTGATCTTGCCTTGACAGAATGGGACACTGCCATTCTATTACCTACCGAAGATTATGTAAAAGATCTGAATGGAACGATCTTCCCAATAGACAAAGAACTTGTCTGGGAAGAAACCGACGAAGCATTCTACGATAAGATCAGAGGTTCACGTCTAGTGAAAGGATACGGTACAAAACAATCAAGGGAGATGTCTAAGTAATGGTTTGGGGAGACGCATTCGGTACAAGTAATGTCACCGACATGACTATTGAGCAGGAACTGGCAAATCCTGAACAAGCAGAAGCAAATGCAAAAGCAAAATTAGAAGCACTAGGTAAACTAGTAAACCCCGACGTTGCTAAACTTTCGTTGGGGTCTGGTGCTGGCAACAATGACAGTACAATTAATTCTGTCACTAATATCACACCATCTACACAGGCACTAAGATATCCAGCAAGTCCAAACATAACAGATGACACTGATTATGTTTTGTTTGAATTCTATAGATATAAACCACCTTATAGAGACAGACAAACTTCTGGTACACCCATTGGTGATCTAAACGATCAAGATGCAGTGATCAGTAACTTTGGTGGAGTTCTTGATTATAACGATCAAGATCAGTATGCTGATGCACAAAAAGCATCAGGATATAGTAACATCATCATGTATATGCCAGAAGATATCTCTACTGGTTTTAGAGCACAATGGGGAGGTAAAAACCTAACCAACTTTGCATCTGGTGTATTAAGAGCAGCAGGTGCTGATGGATTTGATAAAGTTGGTGCTGCTGCACAAACTCTAGTGGATGGAGCGAAAAATCTTCCTTACATGCTAGGCGCTAAAGTTATTAGAGAGTTTGTACAGAATACGAGTGGAGATAGTCTATCAAATGACGATATCTTTGGTGCGATCTCTGGTGCTATTCTAAATCCTAACACTGAACTATTGTTTAGTGGTGTTGACATGAGAAACTTCCAACTTAACTTCAAGTTGGTTCCTAGAGATGCAACAGAAGCAGCAATGTGTAATGCTATCGTAGGTCACTTCAAGAAAGCGTCACTACCAGATAGAGTTCCAGAAAAAATCTTTGGTAATAGTAATGGTGATGTGAAAAAGAATTTCATTGGAGCACCAAAACTAGTACGAGTATCATTCATGTCTGGTGCTGATGAGCATCCACAACTACCAAAGTTCAAGATGTGTGCTCTCACTCAGGTAGATGTTAACTACACTCCAGATGGTGTGTATGCAACCTATGTTGGTGGTCAACCAGTAGCAATGAACCTAACACTTAACTTCCAAGAGACAAAGATCTGTTTCGCAGACGAAGTAAATGCAAACGGCATGGGAGGATTACGATAATGTTCTTTAAGATTGTTCCCAACATCTCGTATGATGAGAAACCTATTAGTTATCCTTTCTCTGAATCAGACTTCGTAGTTGCGAAGAACTTCTTCCGTCGCTATAAAATTAACGAGGATGTCTTTCAGTATGCTGTGTTCTTTAAGAAATACACTATCGTTGATGGTGAAAGACCAGAGACACTAGCAGAAAAAGCATACGGTGATCAGTTCCTTGACTGGGTAATCCTCCTTACTAATAACATGGTCAATGCACAGTATGACTGGCCACGTAGTAACTACGAGATGTATAAGATCGTTGAAGAAGAGTTTGATGATCCATACTCAGAGATCAATCACTATGAGATCAGAGAAACCATCGGACAGTATCAAGCAGGTTTACATGTAGACGAAACGTTCTACAATGGAACACACAAGATTAATATTAACGGTACAGTGACAACAAAAAACGGCAACGAGATTGCAAGTCCCGTTACCGTTGCTGAGTATTATCAGGCAGAGAATGAGAAGAAGAGAGAAATCTATCTACTCAAACCTCGTTACTTAGATAGTTTTGTTGCTGACTTCAAGAGGAAGAACCTCTACAAGAAAGACGACAACTTTATTAGTCAAAGACTGAAGAAAACTGGTTGACCTTTTCGGGCAAAAAATTGCCCGAAATTTTTTTCCAGTTTTATCGAATTCACTTAAGCGTTTCGACAGCAGCGAGTGCTTTCTGACGCAACTCCTCAGGAAGAGGAACATAACCTAGTGCGTCTGCCTTCTGCTGTTGAGTAGGCGTCAGCATCCAGCGAAGCATGTCCTTCACATCATCATTCTTCTCATACTCAGGATACGCTAGGATCCAAGTAAGGGAGACAATAGGGTATGCATTGGCACCAGCAGGGTTAGCATCAGCACCACGAAGCTGATCGTCCAGGACGATCTTTGATAGACCTGCTGAAGATGTTTCAGCATTTGCTTTGACATAATTACCTGCCTTGTTTTGAAGTGCAACCTGTTGGAATTTACCACCAGTTACATAACCATAGTTCAAGTAACCAATAGCACCTTCCAGTTGTTTGATGCCAGCAGCAACACCAGAGTTACCTTTGCCACCAATACCAACAGGCCACATAACAGACTTACCAGTGCCTACAGTCTTCTTCCACTCAGGAGAGAATGCTGACAGGGAGTTGGTGAAACCTTTGGTAGTGCCAGAACCATCAGAACGCCACACAGTTGTGATCTGTTTGTCAGCACAACCGAAAGCAGACCAGTTAGTGATCTTACCAAGGAAGACATCAGCAAGTTCAGTCTGTGTCATCTTGACATCACAACCAGGGTAGTTGTAAGCAGGAACGATAGCACCACCAGTCATGGGGATGTGAACCATACCTTCAGCAGGTTGCTTGGCATCACTTACAGCACCATCACTGGCACCGAAGTCAACAGTCTTTGCTTTGAATTGACGGACACCAGCACCACTACCAACTGCTTGATAGTTTACTTTGTTTCCAGTCTTCTCAGCAAGGTCAACCAAGACAGAGTTATAGTAAGGAGCAG